CTATTGCACAGTTCCTTCAGAAAGATCCCGTATACTCTGAAATCTAGTATCGTTATGTCTAATATTAATATCCAATTAAAATCATGAAAAAAACAACAACAACACCAGATTCACTATTAACACTGAGCTGGCATGGTAAACTAAAAAATAACAGTTATAAGGTAAATTTGTAAAAATGGATTTTATGACTCGTGTTTCGACCAAAAAAGCTATAACACCTAGAGCTCCCACAAGTAAGTTGGATGTTCAATATCCTCATGCATTTTTCTCGGATCCTCCTACAAAACCTGTTCTAAACTTTGTTTTAACATCAAACTCTTTACAAGAATCGGCAGAATTAGTTTACCAAGGCATTTTAAACAATTCCATAGATTTAGATTACGCAAAAACATTTTTGTATTATTTTGGATTAACAATGACAGACCGGTTAACAGAAGATTGGACCTCTTACGGAGTTAAAATCGGAGCCATTCACGAAGAAGTAAACGCTTGGTGCATGTATTCCAGATCAACCACTGTCACAAAAAAAGATGGAGTATCTGCTCCTGTGAGACCAGAGTTGTATCCTAAAATTGCTCTGGTCCTCTTGAGTATATACCGATTCATAAGAATTGCAAACCAAGAGTATAGGTCCAATATGATCCAAAGGATGAACGCCCAAATCGAATCCGGAACGAGTTCCGCACTCGCCATATCCGAAACTCTTGCTGTTTACACATCGTGGCAAGGAGATCGAATATTCAACAAGCTTGTGGCTGGAATTGATATGTTTTTGATGCGCTTCCCACAACACCAATGGGGACATTTGAGATTGGGAACCATAGGATCCAGGTTTCGTGATTGTGCTGCACTTTTATCATATGGGTATCTAATGAAACAACTTGGAACATCCAAGTCGATAGAAATTCTTGATTGGGTATTCGTTGAATCTATTGGTGACGACATCGACCAAATGATGAAGAAGGAGGAGGAGCTGGATCAACCATATTCATACTTCCCTTATCAAGTTGATATGGGACTGGTCCACAAATCGGCTTTTTCCACAGTTGCAAATCCCCATTTTTACTTTTTTGCACATGCTATTGGAACATTGTTATTATCAGAGCGGTCTAAAAATGCAATCCAGGTTTTGGATGGAAGTATACCAAACATCCTCTATAACGCCATCATAGTAGCGTTCGTACATTCCAAATCACATAGCATAGAAAAGGTCTACACAGCTGAAGGAAAGGCTCTCGTAGTTGAATCAGAAACTCCAGATGAAACCACCGAAACGGATAGTGATGTGTATTCCTCGAAAAATGCATCAGAATGGTTTGTGTTCTTACGAACACTCAAAGGAGAACTTCCAGCAAGGATTCATTCATTCTTTAAACGGTCTATTTCCAAATTAACTAACGTCCGCGAAGGAACTATTGCACAGTTCCTTCAGAAAGATCCCGTATACTCTGAAATCTAGTATCGTTATGTCTAATATTAATATCCAATTAAAATCATGAAAAAAACAACAGCACTAAAATGCGACGAGTCAAGGAATCTACCATAGAGGCCGCGAAATATTTCGACTCCAAAGGATTCGGGGAAAACATCATAAGAGAGGGAGAATTGCTTGATGAAATCCAGGGAGGAAGTTCCTATGAAGACATTAAGGACCTTCCTAACGTTAGCACGGAGTCCAAGTTTGAGCTATCCTGGAGAGAAACAGACGACCCCATGATCACACCGGACGATGATGAGTCCGCATCGGAAACCTCAGATGATGATGATTTGGAAAATCTCGATGAGGGGGAAGCCATTGCAGAATCATTAAGTGGGAAGGGGAAAGAGAAAGCGATCAGGCTTCATCAAGCATTGAGTTCAACTGATGAGGATTCCGGATGTCATCTTCTTGACCTAACGTTCGTCAAGAACCCACATATCAGACGTCGAATCTGTGATGAGGTCAAACGATCCTACAAATGGGCAACAACCGGTGAAGCCTTTACCATCTCAATATGTCCCAATCAAGGCGGGTTAATTTCTCTTCACAAGCAGAAAGTAAGGACCATCAATGAGAACTCTCCTCAACCTGGACCATCCCGAACCGTCCCAGAAACACCGATGGAGATAGAGCCCGAGGTCTATCCTAACATCATGAAGAGACTGAGAAAAGGGGTCTATTTTGTCGGTAAGTTCGATAAAACCCGCAAGACTCGGATCTTCAACACCCGAATTCGCGGAATGTCTGAAGCCGAGGTTGCGAGGAGTCTAAACACTCTAGAAACTCCGACAGTGGAAGGCGTAATTATTGAACATCTCAAATCCACAAATGCTTACACCTTAACTCGGAATCTGTTCGATCTGACAGAGGCCATAGATGTTTAATGTCATGAAAAAAACAACAGGAGTAAAATCCTATAGATATCGTGCCAGCTTAGATCATGAAGAAATCCTTAATTTTGTTTTTGAAGAAAAAACCTTCAAAGAGTTCATCATCTACTCCTGAAGATGAGAAGAGCAATCCCTTCAAAATTATTCCGTCTGCACCTCCCCATGTTCCAGAAGAAGACATTGTGTTTTCCACATATATGTTGCATGGATTCCTAGAGATTCGAACAAAATTGGAGATTGAAGGATGGAGGGCAATGTTGGATGTTTTGGAGGTTATTGTTGATAAATATACCGGGCCCCATTACACTCGGCCATTTTTTGAATCGATTTACTTATTGATGGGTCTTCACACCATCGGAAGACAGGACAAAGAGGGGTGGAATACCTATCGGACTGAGCTAAGTACTCGAGTTCGTGTTTACTATACAGGATTAACATCTGATTCTCTTCCAACCCAATGGAACTGGAGCAATGCATCCGGGACTGGAGGGAAATATACCACGATCGCCATCTCGGTGGATATGGAGAAGACTAAACGGAAGGGAGTCGGGCTGCTGGATCTGTGGAATCATCCCGTTGATGACACAGCACCACCATCATTATTTTCTGATCTGGGTCAGTACAACTGGAAGATATCCCAGATGGGGAATCATGATGTAATCTTCCACTTTTGAAGTTCTCAGATATCTTACTTATTAGTTAGATTTAGTCAAACGCATAATAAAAAAGTACATATCAGGGACATAGTCTCTTATGTAATGATTTAATCGTAGAAGTAGCTATCATGAAAAAAACAACAGAAATAAATAGAACTCAAGTAGTGATATCAAAATGGTTTCTGTACGGCAAATGTTATTCATTTTCAATTTGATGGATTTAACAACAGCTCAACAACAAGCGATTCCATCCATCCTTATGCCTACGGCTGAACGGCTGATTTTAACACCTGTAGATCCCCATTATATAAATTGCGAACCGGGTTTAACCCACTATGAACTCCCCGGAGACGACTTGATCCATTTTATGGCTGCATCACCAAATCCTCGTTTGAAAACTAAGGAGGGTCATCTATGTACGAAACAGAGATGGACTACAATATGTTATGAAGGATTTTTTGGTGAAGTTTCAGAAACTGGATCAATTGAACCAATGGAAATCAGTGATAATGAATGTTTAGATTCGATTATACTTTATAAAGAGAATCGTCTAAAAACACCTCATTATCCCTTACCAGCGTGTGGATGGTTAAAAACCAATTACAATCACCAGGATTTCGTCATAGTGGTTAGTCACGAAGTTAAAATTGATCTATACAACCTGGAGGAAATTGATCCGTTATTCCATGACGGTCGATGCAACAAGACTGTGTGTAAGACAGTCTATCCAAATATCAAGTGGATCTCCAGTAAATCCGATATCCCCATCTGTGACATTAATCGAGTGTCCTTATTCACTTTAGTCGTAAGAAAGGGAGGAGATCCGGATCAATCCATGATTAGAGGACAGTATATCCCACAAACAACATTGACTGGTGCTTGCAAAAGCCTAAAGTATTGTGGAGTCACGGGTATTAGAACTCGCTACGGTCATTTCTTCAAGATAGCATCATCTGATTTTGTGGGACAACTCGCCAAAACCTTGGAAAAATTGCCGATCTGTGATCCCCGAGTTCAAGTCATCCTAAACAACAACCAAATCAAACAGGATGATTTGGAATTGACGGAAGATCTGCTTATTAAAGCCGAGAAGTGTGAGGATGTGAAAGACCGACTGATGGACGGGGAGTCAATAAAACCTAGAGATCTAATCTATCTATCTCAATCATCCCCGGGACCTGGATATGGATTTGTTCTAATAAATAACACATACTGGATCACTCCTGTCTTTTATGAGTTAATGTACAATGTCTCATCAATTTGTAAAAGCCTGGATTCTTGTACAGTGAAGTATATGAAAGGACCGAATGTTCAAGGACAATGGAGTCCACCCCATTGCGGAATTACTCCCAACACCACTGATCCCGATATCATCAAATGTCTATGGGTAAACGGCTTGGTAATCACTAATCGAGGAATCGTCCAACCGAGAAATAACTTATTCAAGGCAATCTGGGAGCAAATGTATTCAGAGGAATATCAGATACAGTGGGCTGAACATATCATCACCCGACATCTTGAAGATAAATATTCCACCATGAAAGAAACCGACAGGCCGAATTATCAGTCGAAAACGGTTGGAAAGTGGATGTCAAGTATAGGACATTCTATAGAGGCATGGATTGTTCGAACTGTTATCATAGTGACTGTGATCTCTATCCTTTATTGTGTGATCCGCTGTTGGTGTTTGAGACCAACAATCAAGCAGATGTTGCCTCCAGTTAGCTACAATAGTTCCACGGATCGCGTTCAAATACACAACTCAAGACAAATGCAATTAAGGGGTACGCATTGGAACTAAGGAGATTTCCAGGCCATCAACATGAAAAAAACAACTACGTCTAAAAATGACTAATGTTGATCTATTCTTTGAACAAAATGAAGGTGACCTTTGGTCTGTGGATTCAGAAATGGATCTACAAATCAATCCTAAGAAAATCAATTTTTTATCTAATTATGACTATTCGTTAAATTCTCCTTTAATTATTGATGAATTAGAAAACTTGTATAATTTTCTGGTTGGAATTTCATACCGACCTTCTTGGAATCTTAATAAGTGGAAAAATTTTAGAGATGCAATTAAGAAAGTTAATTTTAAGCTGAGTAATCTGAGAAAACCTGATCAATTCCATCGTTGGCTAGCCAGATTCTTTTTGGCCTTTGAACCAAAATTAGATTTTATAAACAAACTTCTGGAGAAATCTCAAGATGATGCAGAGGAAACTGGAACATTATTGGTAACATTTCTTAGGGGTTGGCTCGGGAAGGTCGTTGTCTTAGAGGACAAGTCTAACATTCCAGATGATATCTTGAAATGGGGAGCATTGTATATAGACACACATTTGATAACACTTGCAATGAACTCTGTTTCTGTAGAAGAGGTGAAAAATCTAGAGGCGAGTATCTATCTCCAGGTAATCGGAGATTATGCAGATCATATATGGACATTGAGAACCAAATCCTTTGGGAAAGTTCTAATCACTCAAAACTTTGTTTTGTTATTGACGTATGGAGTGATGTTAGATAGACAAACCCTATTAATGGTAAAAGATCTAGCCGTTGCCCGGTTCCAAACGATGACCTCGATGATTAACCGTATGGATGAACGCTTCAATGAAGAAGATTGGTTAAAAATCTCGGCCCTGTATAGACGGGGGGATGAAGTTATGAGTCATGCTGGAGTGCAGGCTTATAACTTGATCAAAATGGTGGAACCAACCTGCAACAAACGCCTATCTGACATTGCAAAAGAACGCAAAGAACTCCTTCCTGACTTTACCAACTTTGACCAACATCTTGAGCAGTCAATGAATGCTCTGAGTCAGACATTGCCTGGAACTAGAGATTTCCTAAATCTGATACTGCATGAAAGATCAGTTCCTGTTTTATTGAACATGTATGGGTCCTTCAGACATTGGGGCCATCCTTATCTGGATTATCAGGAAGGCCTAAGAAATCTAGAGGCTCAGGTAAATATGCCAAAAACGATTGACGAGAAGTACGCCAATGCACTCGCCAGTGACTTAGCCTTTATGGTTCTCCAAAAGGAATTCAAGGAGAAGAAAAAGTGGTTTGTGGACATAGACCAACTTGATCGGAAACATCCCCTTTATCGACATGTCCGAGACAAAACGTGGCCAACACCAAAGAAGATTATCGATTTTGGAGACAACTGGCATAGATTACCGCTTCAAAAATGTATGGAGATTCCCGATGTCATTGATCCATCCGTTATCTATAGTGACAAGAGCCATTCTATGCAATACTCTGAGGTCTATAGACACATTCTGACACGTTCCCATGACCCAATCCCAACAAATAAAGTTCTGGAATCATTTCTCCAAAAACCTGCAACGGAGTGGAAAAAGTTCCTGCAAGAAGTCAATGACAATGGACTAACTCTTGAGGATCTCATCATAGGACTTAAAGGAAAAGAGCGAGAGATCAAGATTGGAGGAAGATTTTATGCTCTATTGACCTGGGCTTTACGAGAGTATTTTGTAATAACAGAACACCTAATCAAGACTCACTTTGTTCCATTGTTTAAAGGACTAACTATGGCAGATGATATGACTACCGTCATAAAGAAAATGATGGATACAACTTCAGGTCAAGGAAGTGAAGGGTACGAGAACATCTGTATCGCCAATCACTTTGATTATAGCAAATGGAATAACCATCAACGAGCCAAAGCCAATAATCCTGTATTTGATGTGATGGGAAAGTTTCTTGGGTATCCAAAACTAATATCTCGAACTCATGAATTCTTTGAAAAATCACTGATATATTACCTGGATAGACCTGATCAACTGCGCTGTCATGATGGAAGAATCGTCAATAAACCGGGACAACTGTATTGCTGGCAAGGTCAATTGGGGGGATTAGAGGGATTGCGCCAAAAGGGATGGAGTATTGTAAACCTTCTCGCCATCAACAGAGCATCCAAAAGCAACAATACATTTGTTAAAGTTCTGGCTCAAGGGGACAATCAGGTGGTCTGCACAAATTATCGAGTGCAAAAATACAGGAATCACGAAGAACTGGTTCAGTCCTTAGAACGAATTTGGGAAAACAACAACAAATTGATCCACCATATAGAGCAAGGAGCCTTGAAATTGGGACTGATTATCAATCGGGATGAGACTCTTCAATCAGCTGAATACCTTGTATATGGGAAGGTTCCTGTGTTCCGAGGGAATTTTCAGTGTCTAGAAAGCAAACGTTGGTCTCGGATAACTTGTGTAACCAATGACCAATTGCCAACGCTAGCAAACATTCTCTCCACTGTCGGATCCAATGCACTCACAGTTGCCCACTTCTCGGACTCACCTTTGGAACCAATGGCACACTACAATTTTATGGGCAACTTCTGCCGAAATCTCTTAGAATTACATAATCCAGCCATCAAGGGTCCTATCTCCCGAACAACATTAGGTCCTAATTTTAACAGATCCATCGAATACAAATGCTTGGCATTGTATTTGGATCCATCTCTTGGCGGAATCTCAGGAACATCTCTAACACGATTCCTAATAAGAGGCTTTCCAGATCCTGTCACTGAATCATTGGCATTCTGGAAGCTTTTATATGATCACGGCCCAACCTGGTTAAAACGTCTGGCTAGGGCCGTAGGAAACCCCCGACTTGGATCCGTCACCAACTTAACATTTTCCCGGTTGTTAGAGGATCCGTTGTCTTTGAACATCCCTGGAGGCATCAACCCCTTAACTTTGATCAAGGAGGAAATTAAGCTTGAACTACTGGGAAATCTTGGTCGTCTCAGAAACAATACTGTGAAGCTCATACTCGGACATGTTAGATCTGAAGAGGAAAGATTTGTTAGTTATCTTAGAGGAATCACTCCTCTTTTCCCCCGGTTTTTAAGTGAGTATATGTCAGCCACTTTCTTGGGAGCTGCCAAAGCATTAATTGGTTTATTCCAAAACTCAAAGACCATTCGAACAGCCTTTACTAAGCTGATGGATAAGAAAATTAATAACATCATCTTCAGAGGCGAGATTATGGGGCTACAACATCTAGACGATTATGGAGCAAGAAGAACTATTGTTCAACATATCTGGGAATGCTCAGCTAAGAAGGCTGATGAACTCCGATTACTGTCCTGGGGTTCGAAGATATATGGAGCAACGATTCCTCATCCAGTTGAGATGATCAACAACACCACTATCCCGACTCCTGTGTGTGAAGGCTGCAATCAAGACCCTCCATATAATGTGTATGTGTCAACTTTGATTCCACACGGATTAAGAAATTATAAGCACCATCGAGGTCCCTACCAAGCTTATCTCGGATCCAACACATCTGAAAGCACGAGCATATTACAACCATGGGAAAAGGAGTCAAAGATTCCTATGCTGAAAAGAGCTGTTCGTCTAAGAAATGCTATCAATTGGTTTGTTCCCCCTGGATCTCCTGTTGCCGATTCCATCTTATCCAATTTACGAGGGTTAACGGGGGAAGATTGGGACAGGGGATCTCGAGGCTTTAAAAGAACAGGATCTGCTCTTCACCGGTTTTCTTGCTCGAGGCAATTGTCCGGGGGATACTCAGCCCAAAATCCTGCTAGACTCACCTGGATTTGTGCAACAACTGATACGATGAAAGAATTAGGGTCTCAAAATTACGACTTCATGTATCAAGCATTGTTGCTGTATGCTCAATTAACCGCCTGTGAGCTTCATGAGGGTAATAGATTTCAAGGATTTTACCACTCTCATATATCCTGTAAGTTGTGCTTGCGGACTATTGAAGAGATTAACTTGACATCTCAGGGATCGTTCCAACATGCCGACGTTTCATATCTAGTAAGGGCTATGATTCCGGATGGGTCAGAAATCATCTCTATAAAGCCGGTCGTGGATGTTCCTTTAGGTGATTGGAGTTCTCTTAGTCCAACGGTCCAGAGCTACCATGTTGGCCGAGCAGAGGGATTCGTTTTCGGTGAGTTGACTCTATCTGGGAACCGTCACTGTGATGATGCATCCCTCTTCCCATTGGGTATCAAGGATAAGGTTATTCCGCGTGGATACATGAATGGGTTACTAGATGGTTTAAAACGAGCCGGGGCTGTGCATTGTATTAGTAAAAGATCTGTGGCCGATTTAAATAAACCGAAGGCTGCTCTACTTGGAGTCACTCTCCATTTGATAAATCAGGTTATGACTAATACAGCACTACTCAATGTGATCAGAACGGCTGGTTTTGAGAATTTATTTAAGAGCATACCTCATAAGGTTCCTCCATCATATCCATTGAGTGACTTGGATCTGGGGTCATTAGGCAGGAATTATATGAGATGGATCTATCTCAAAGAGAAGCACGACCTCTACGAAGACGATCCCTCGTACACCCCTCTCTGGTTGTTCTCTGATATGAATCATTACGGGATTGCGGGTCCTTATGCATGCTCATCGAGACTGATAAAGTTGTTAAACGTAACCTCTCTGAGTAAAGCAACTAAAGAGCAACTAAGAACAGCAAAGGATCTGGTTCATACCATCAAGGACCCCGATGCAGACCCATCCAATTTGCTCAAGATTCACAGCAAATTATACTACGTGGATCATGAGCTTCGCCATGCATGCAAATTCATTGTACGAGACTCAGTCTCTCGCCCAATTGATTTGGGACAAACTACTCTGAGAGATTGGGGAATTGAGATTAAATTCGGAATTAATTATAGCCGTGTAGAGTACTTAGCTATACAAACCGATCAAGATTGGGAAAACTTCACTATTCAGAAGCGGCAAATTCCACTTATATCAGGTATGCGTCTATTTCAGTTTGCCACAGGAGCTCATTATAAGATCCGGTCAATTCTACGAGAGATGGACATTCGAGTACGGGATGTGGTTGCTGGAGGGGATGGATCAGGAGGAGTCGGAGCGGCGATCTTAAGACTACATCCGAATTCTTCGCTAATCTTTAACAGTTTATTGGACTTAAGTAAGGTAAATTTGAGAGGATCCAGCCCCAGCCCTCCATCAGCTATATCAGAGGTCGAATCTGTAAGGAAAAGGTGTATCAACTTTGATGATTCCTGGCAGAATCCCAATGATCTAGCTAACGGAGACACATGGTCATATTTTATCAAAATTGCGAAAGACCACAATTTATACATTAACCTCGTTGTCTTAGATATGGAGGTAACAGATGATTCAGTATCAAATCGAATTGAACGATGTCTTAGCCACTTTATTTTCCAATTAGGTCGTTCAGATGTAACTCTCATCTATAAATCGTATTTACATAGACTTGTTCAAGACTCTAATCCGCTTTTGTATTCCGTTGGTCCGCAATTTTTACACGTATATTTTGTTACCACTGACATCTCATCTTCCAGCACATCCGAAATCTATGTGATCATGTCGGGTCGACGACTCGATTGCAACTTCAAATTGTATCCCCATTTAACAGCGGAAAATCTAAACCTCAGCTGGGTTACCAAATCTGATGAATCCGAATTCGACAGAGCCATTCGGTTAAAGAAGTCACCCATGTTCCAAGGTATTCCACCCAGATATCAAATGAATATTCAAGGTGACTGGATTGCATTCCTAGGAAGTTTGGGCATTGAAACAGGGATTGCAGGACTGCTGGGAGAATTAATAGCTGAAAGAACTGTGATCACAGCCCCAGTTTTACCGTGGATCATTTTAATAGTTGGTTTGAACTCTCTACTTGGCCTCTCTTTAGGATTCAATCTTCCACAAGCACCTCCCACCGATAATGAAGTGTTATGCACTGGGGTCTTGGTGGTGGGGTTCCAGTATTGGATTTCTGTAAGCTTTGAAAAGCTCTCAGGGTATCATGGAGCAAATCTGGCAATCAATGATTATTTCCCATTTTCTTGGAAAATTATAGAGGAAGAGGTGGGTGGAAAGAAGTCTAAAGTTCTTAGAAAGAAGAAATTCCGTTATGTTTCATTTTTAGGAAAGTACTCCACTACCAAGAACCTTCATCTCGATTCCAGAATGGCCGCTATCGGACAATTCATCCGGCTTCTTGCCACTACCTTTCAATACCCAAAATTCTTTCCCGACTCGTCTGTCCTCGATAAGGCTTTCGAAACCTTAGGATTCAAGATCAGGACAAAGGTGATTCAGGATAGAACCGACTTACTTCAATATTTTAACAAATCTCAATATGTCCAAATTCCAGGAACCCTTGACATTCCGGAAGTCGTCGAGCAAATGGACACCGAAGAAGCTTACTTAATCTAAAAAAATCATGAAAAAAACAGTATTAAGACTGGTACGACA